GACCACTCTCTTGTTTAACATCAAGTTCTTGTACTTCAGCACTAACAGCGAGAGCTCTAAACATTCCTTTAATATCAGTACCACCATTGGCAATATACTGATAAGCTTGTTGCATCTCTTGAGGCAGGTTCTCGAAGAATTGTTGTGGTAACTCAGCTTCCAACTTCTCTTGTTGATTTTGGAAGTTCATTTCTAACAACTCTAGTATATCTTCTTCTTTATAGTCTTCGACTTTATCATCACCATCAAATGGTAATATAGTACCTTTGTCGATTAACTTTTTAAGAATTGCTGTAACAGTAGTAGGTCTACCACCTTTGTTCTTATCTCCACCTGTATTAGTAGGATCAGCATCAGCATCATATTCAGGATGTAGAGGATCTATTATAATACCATCGGCAGCAGCTTTAGTCTCCAAGGCTTCTTTAGCTTCTCTTTCTATCTTAGCTTCAGGAGTCTCGGTAGTTTTATCAGTTTCTCTCTTTTCTTCAGTTTTCTGTTGAGAATTTTCTGAGTCCGGTTTGTCAAGGAACGTTGTGTCTGGTTTAGTTGATGAAAAGACTGTCTTTTTAGGCTTCTCATCTTCGGTGGGTGTCATTATTGAATCGGCTCCCGGTTGTCCTAATAGTTCGTCGATGTTGACATCCATCGTCTGAACTTTAGTTACATCTTGTTTATCACTCATATTCGTTGGTTTTAATTTATGATTACATTAATAAGATACACAAGTTTAAGAAAAATAAACTTAATATGTTTTAATAATTTGACTTCCGTAATAATATTTTCTCATTATATAGTTACGATTATTTACTATTATCGGATTTCTTAGTTTCTTTCGCAGAAGCCTTAGGCATATCGTATTTATTTTTGTTAGTTGTTGCTATCTGAAGATCTTTATCTTTCATCTCACGTTTAACAGCTAACTCTTCGCGCTTCAACATCATCTTATCATCATGTTGACGACGAGCTTCACCAGCTTTACTTCTCTGAATGTTTATCTGTTCTTGATATTGTTCAGTTTGTTTAAGCTTAGTCATATTATCAATAAAGTCAGATTGGTTGTTTTGATTCATGTCTTGCATAGACCCGTAACCACTAGCTTTAATCTCAGCTGCATTTTCTTTTCTTGAATATAACGTTCATTCTCCATCTGTTGCAACTTCTCTTGATGCTCTTGTTGTATTTGATGTTCTTGCATCTGTTTCTCTTCAGCAGCTTTAAGAGTAGCATTAAGACCACCTATACTGTCAGCTTGTAATACCTTTCCTAAGTCATAGATTGAAGCACCCGTTGTATTGTTACTAATAGCTAATTGCTTCATTTGTTCAAGGACCTTGCGGATATTTGCTTTGGCTGTACAATATACATGGATATCGCGTAACATTAAGTCTTCACCATTAATCTCAAAATTAACACGCTCATCAAGTGATGTGAGCATCTGTAAAGTAATAGATGGTTTAGTCGAGTGATAATGTTGTGCGAGATCTGTACGCATTTGATGTACTCGAGGCATTAAATGATCCGAATGTTCTACGAAATGCATTTCTGTTTGAGCATAAGAACCTACTTGTATCTGTTCTACTTCTGTAGCAGTCTGTGAAACTCCTACTTGTTGCCCCATGCGTTGAGGTGAAACACCAACTTGTTCAAAAGCCTGTTGTTTAAAGAAATTAGCCAACTGAATGCGAGACATCAAACGCTGTGTTTGTGATAAGTCTAACTGTTGGAAATGTTGGAAGTTTAATGCATTCTCAGTATTTGATAACGAGGTATCTAAAGGGAGCATGCTAAAGTCCTTCATTGCAACATATGCTTTACTAAGATTACCTTTACCCCAGTCTTCTCCTAACGAGTGTTGAGGTAATGCATTCTGATCAAGTAATATTACAGTTCCTATCTCATCTATTAGAATATCTGAGATTTGGTTATTTACTATATTATAACCTATCTGGAACGGTTTAAGCTTATCTACTAGTGACATGCTCTTAGTATTACGATCTGAGAATACTCTACCTTCTACTGGTAATTTACAACCGTATATAGTGCTGTCACCTTTAAATTGGAATTTTAGAGGGCCTATTCTATTATTATCTATGCCGAGGTAGATAGGATTTACACCTAGCGCGTTATCCATACCATACATAGTAGGGGCGTTAGGACCTATTTTAATACCGCCCCATGTTTGATTAATCCATATCCATTCGATATGTTCACCAAATATTAAATTCCGAGTTGTCTTAGATTGTATTAAATTAGTATTGTAAACAGGTTTATCTATAACATCATATTGTTCAGAAACAAAACCTGTTTCAACTTTACCATTTTCATTAATTTTAGTTAAATAACCGATCTTTACTTGAGACTTCCAGTAACCGGTTGTTACACGAAACATATTTGAGTTAGTAAAGAAATGACTATCCTCACTTTGATTCAATATATCAGCGATAATATCATAACCACCTTGTTGCCAGTTTTTACTAGACATAAGTTGTCTATATTCAAGAGAAGGTCTATTAACATTCCACTCATGCGATTTAGTAGCATCATAGAAAGTTCCATCGTTTTGATATCCTCCTAGATTGTAACCAGGTGTGTTAGATAGAAAGCGTTGTTGTAATCCTTGTAGTTGCTCTTCAGTCATTCTCCAACCATATGAATCAATCACATCAGCTGCCGTCATGATTTCAATATGACCTACAAAGTTAGCATTAGAGATGTAACGTTCTTTTGGTGACTTGTGATAGAATGTAAGTACCGGATTCCAAACCTCAACTTTATAATCATCTTCAAACATTTGGAAATGCCAGAATTCGCGATCAGTAATCAATTTATCTCTGAAAGCTTCTTCCTCTAATTCATCCATCTTGAAACGTTCTTCGTCAATGGCATGTTGTTTAGAAGCCCACGTCTCACCGATTACCTCATAATCTTTAGTATAGAATTCTTGTATTTCAGGAAGGGTCTTTAGATTCTGAGGATCGAGCTTCTGTTGTAGTTGTTCTTGAACCTCAGGATCTTCAAAATCCATACCTTGATTCATCATCTCTTGAACAAGTCTTGCTTCAGCATACTTAACAAGAACGTTTTCTATATCAGCTCTTTTGCGTTCTATAATCTCATTATGCGTATATTCATCTTTAGCGCGGAAACTTACACGTTTATCGCGTTTGGCAAATTCCGTAAGGAGTGTATTAACAATGTTTGGAATAATAGGATAGAATTTAAGTTCTAATGATTCCATTTCATCATTAGAAGATAGTTGTTCTACAACATCTTTAAACTCATTATCTGGTTCATATAGATAATCTGATTTATCAATCTGACCTTCTGCTAATTTATAGTTCTTAAGTAGTTTACGAGAGTTGGTACGAATCTGTCTTAAACCATGCCACTCTAACCAATCCATATTCCAAGAACCCCATTCCTGATCTTTTTCCTTTCTGGGAATGAACTGTAAAGGTTGAGACATACTGAACATCCTTGTGTAATCAGTCTTGGCTCCCTTTTTTATTTGTAAAGCATTTAGTATCTGCATTATCGTAAACGTTTAAATGGTGATCTGTCTCTATTACTGCTTAGGCTGCCACCTCGAGATTTTCCCAAGTTACGAAACCCATCACTTTTTAATTTATACAAATTTTTGTTATTTTCCAAATTATTACCCCTCTCATTTTCAATTCGTTCTGGTCTATTCATATTAGCTTGAAGAATCTTCACATAAGCTATCAAAGACGATAAAGCTACAAGACGGTCAACGTTGACCCCTTCTCGATAACCTTTCATTTCCCTCATAGCCATGATATCAGGAATACGTCGAATACCATAATACCTCTTTTTAATTACACCCAGATCATCAATCTCCTCTTCTACAACTTCCTTAAGAAACTCTATAAGGTAGTTAAGAAGATGATCCTTGAATAATCTACCAGTGTTCTTCCAACCATATTCTTGAAACACTGTATTATTTGCCTGCAGTTCTTTTAAGAACAGAATTTGGTTCTTAGATACTAAGTATTGTTGTTTACGTTGTTCAATCATATAACTAATAAATAGCGATATATTATTTTCTACAACAGCTTGTGCTTTATACCATTCTAATATTAAACGTAACCGTTTATGCGTTTGATTGATATCGTCAAAACGACCTGTCCAACAAGCAACTATTTTATCACCTTCAATGAAGTTCTCAATTATACCATCTTCTTTATAACGTTTAACGTGAGTCGGAAGTTTATAGACATAGATAGAGCACAGTGATTCTGATGTTATCGTTCGACCTTCTGCAACGGGGTCTATGGCTGCGACATAAGTTCCCCATTTTATATCTTTATCTGGACGTTCCCATACTTGTATTACACCCTCTTTGTTTTCAAGTGTCTTCTGAACAGGCCACACTGTTATAGGAGCTTTGTCAGATCTCTTTATAACAATTTCACCATTAACACTTTCATCAACTTCAATACTTTCATAAGGATACTGTTTATCTTCAATCTCGCGTTCTTGATGTTCTACGAGAGGTATTGGAAATTTAGATTCATCTCGATGATCAAAACCTTCTTTAATGTTGCGCGGATGCTGCGAAACTTCAAGTTGATAAGACTCGGGGTCCATATCTTTCTTTGCCTGAGCAAATCTCCTATCAAGTGCTTCTAAAGCTTCCTGCACAAGTGAGTTACCAGATTCGTCTATATACGGAGGCATGCCCCATTGTTCTGGAATAAACAAACCTCGTAATCCTCTAGTTCCTTTGTCATCTATTAGATCTGTCTCAACAGGATATATTCTATTACTTTTAGGGTCATTGATTAAACTCTTTAGTGATTCAGCATCTTTAAGTTCACCCACAGAACCTGCTGCAATAAACAATCCTGTAGTAAGCTCACCCATTTCAAGGGCTGATCGCATATAGATATATGTCTTATTCAAGGTTGGAGCCACACCACTTTCTTCATAGAAGAATATAGAACAAGCACCGCCGACACCTCGTGTAGGTGATTGTTCAAACGACATACCTGTTAAACGACCTTTAAGACCTCTGAATGTCTTTCTACCGTTCTTCTTAACCTCAATCTGTTGTACCCAGTTAAATATCTTACCTGGATTCATAGGGCGATACCAAGCAGTCTTATCATTAAGGAATGTTCTATATTCTTCTAGAAACTTCCAAGTACCTTCCATACCGATAAAGTCTTTATGAGAGGCACCCATCTTAAGAATAGCACCGCGGTCAAACCATAACCTGTTTAGAAGTTTAGCAGCATGGAAATATGAAGAAGCTATCTGACGTTTCTTAAATACAGCAGCATGCATGAAATGAAGTTCCGCAAGAAGCTCGTATAAAGCCATATGTAATTGTACATCCCATACAAGAGGAAAATCATAATCCTTTTTAATTTTATCATAGATAGGAAGGAAATTAATCCAGAAATAATAGTCGCGAGGTAAATACCATTCTTTACCCTTGTTCTTAAAGATGCAACCGTTCTTACTCTTCTTCTTTTCTAGATCCCAATAGTTTCTGAAATCTTTACTATTGTAAGCAAACATCTCATATACGTCACCATTACTTCTGAAATTTCTAGCCTGTTCATTAAACAACCTACTAGTCTCATCTAAATCATATTTACCTGGTTCTTTGAACATTGATAATACATATGTTCTGAAATCGAGCAAATCATCAAACACGGTCTCTGTCCAAGTACCATTATCGTATGTAGGTATTTCAATATGAAAATCAGGTAATTTCATTATTCACCCTCCTCATCATATGCTAAATCCTGTCCACCGCGAGCTGTACTTTTTTGTTCTTCAGCAAGATCTTTCGCGACACCTTTAAAAGATTGACGTATACTGTCAAATTCTTTAGCTAACCTGATAAGAGACGGTAAGTTACCATCTCTACCAGCAGTTACCTTAGCTGTTTCCATATACTCACCTATATTGTTTAACATCACACGTAATGAGTTATAGGCTTGCATGGTTGGTGTAGTATATAGTTCTTTAGCTTTTGCCAAGGCTTCTATAATCTCATCTTCTTCGGTTGAAAATCTAGCATCTAAGTCATCAAGAACTTTTTCTTCTCGATCATCAGGATTAAGATTAAAATACGGATTTTCATTGCCCTCATGTGACATATAAAAGATATAAGCGTATATCTGAAGAGCATCTTCAGGAAACTTCTCTTGAATAACAGCTAACCACTTTATCATCTTGCAATGGGCTGTTGGTTTAACAACGCCATCCTCAATATCAAACAGTTTTATCATCGACCAATATATTAGGATTTTTACTGATGTACTTAATCATACTTTCTACCTCATCTTTTAAATAAGGAAGTTCATAAGGTACTACTTCTTTCACAATAGGATCACCTGCAAGATCTAAAGCATGAATAGGATAACCAAATTCATTTTCACCAGCAACTTCAAAACTAACGTGTTGAAGTACTAATTTACCAGGTTTCAGATGACGGTTATGTTTAAGTATAATATACATATAGATACTTAATTGTAGTGTATAATGCATAAGATTACAGTCATCTAAGTGTTGAACTGGTGGATACATCTTCTTACTGATTCCTTCCCAATTAACATGAGATTGTTGTTCAATCTTCTTATTACTCTTATAATCATACACGTCAACACGATCTCCAATCACTTCAACACGATCCGCTTGTCCACATAGACCTGCGGATTTCAAATACATGAAATGTTCTGGATAAACACCCTCAACGAGCTTTTGGTCAGGAGCCATTTTAATGCCATCCTTAATAATAGGATGAAATACAGGAATATCTATGTCATCTCTACGAAGTGTTTCGCAGGCTAATACTTCCTGTTCACGTTGATCATGATACCATGTCCCTAAGGAGTCCGCTCGATGTTGTTCATTCTTCCAAGCTTCCTTAATTTGTTCTGGCAGCATACCATACCATTTGTTAGGTTTCTTGTTTGTAGGTACGCGTTGACTACATTTAAGTGCTACAGCGTCTGTATCGAACTTCTCTTTGAAAAGTCCTATGAGTGTTGTTACACTAGTCCACTTCTTATCAGGTTCATCAATACTCTGATAGAGATGTGTTTCCGGTTCAAATTTCAGTTCCATTTTATCTTCCTTTTTATACTAGTTCCTACACCATCGTTACCATTAGCAATATAATAAGTTTCAATTATCATTATTCATCATAATATAAATCGTGTTCTGCTTCTTGATCTTCGTTAACAACCTCTTTCCATTTAGGTTCTTCTGCTGGACATTTTGAAGATAAAGACCTTACCTTGAATTTCAAACTACATCCACATAATGAACAACAAGGACCTGTTCCAGGTACTTCACATTTTGTATCACTCTTATATTGACACTTATTACAAACGTCTGTTCTATAAAGTGCAATATCTTCAATGAATTGTTTCTTAAATACAGTATTAGTAACACCTTCTAAGATCTTACTCCTGTTCTCCCATATCTTTTTCAAATCCATCTTTCTTCTTTTTATAAAATGTTTTTCTACGATTACGTTCATCCTCTATCAATTGGTTAAGTATCTTAGCTTTCTCCAATTTCAATTCAATTTCTTTCCTAAGTTGCATTTGACTGAAAGTATCTTTAGTTATCACACTTAAATGCTTCTCATACTTATTAATCAACTTAGGTACTTCTCCGCGTTTAACTTTAAACTGACCTATGTTCTCAACCTGAATATTCATATGTTTCAGATCTACAAGAGCCTTTCTAACAGTAGAATAGTAGAAAGATACAGCATCTGCTACGAGTTGTGTATCTTTCCCCAGTTCTTCAGCTGTTGGTACAATGTAATGTTTACTGTTCTTCGGTAACATAGATCATCTTAAAATCAAGTACAATATTTCCTTCTGTTTGAATCTTCAAATCATCACGTAAGGCTACTGTTTTCTTAGTAGTTCCGTTCTTGCTAACAAGACCTGTGTTCTCAGCCTGTGTAAGAAAATTACGTACAGTTTGTGTCGTTTTGAAGATTTTCTCATCTACAACAGTATTACAGAACTCAGCTAAATTATAAGTTCCATATGCTGCTAGAAGAGTAAGACAATCCAATCCGGCTTCGCTGAGAGGAATATCTTTCATAAAGCAATGCGTCATGATCTGATATTTAATAATATCCCGATGACCCATTCTTGCTTTTTTCTGTACAACATTTGCTTGTGCCATGTTTATTGGTTTTAAATTATAAACTAAGGAGCATATCAATTAGTTCAGTTTGCGGAAACACATCTACTTTATCCTTACGAACATTGTTATGAAATAATAAGCCTTTAATCTTACCTTCATAGGCTTCTTGATTAAAACTGAATGCTTTCTTTGCTCCACCATTATGAAGCCATTTTACAACACCTTCTCTAATATCAATATCATCTCTACTAGATATATGGTATATTAATTTCTTGAGTGCATATAGTTGACGTTCACTATACTTATGCCAATTAGTATATCCTCTAAACGCCTCTTTGAGAGTAACAATTTGGGATTCATGAGCTTTAACGTTCACATAGTTTTTGAACTCGCTATTCAACTGACCAAAATTACACATCTCAATACCTACTGAATGTCTATTCATATAATATGAACCTGTATTACCTAAGTGCCATCCTTGCATTCCTTCTGGAAATGCTTGAACTACACGACCATCATACTCATCTGTACCATCTTTAAAACTTTGGCCACCGATCACAAACTCTGTGGCAATCTTACCACGAGTATCACGACTCCAGTCATCTATTACATTGAATGGATTATGCCATCCACCTGTATGATGTAAGAATAAATAATCATTGTTCTGAGGTGCCTCTGGAACAATGTACTCACCTGGTGGTAAGTGTCTTCTTTCAATCATAAGACCATCTTCTGTTCTAAAGATTAACTGTGTTCTCTGATCTGTATCCAGTATACCTAATACTTCTAATGTTTTAGGTCCTACAACACCATCAGCCACAATATGATTATCTGATTGGAATCTGATTACAGCCTGTGTAGTCTTTGGACCAAACTGTCCATCTACTTTGATGTTTAAAGCTTGTTGGATCTCACGCACCATTGCGTAGTCCTTGCTTCCTTCCTTGTAAAACATGACTTACTTATCTTTAAGGTTATGATGATTGGGATTATTGGTCGTAGAAGGTTCCTGACCCTCCTGTTTTTTGTCACCTGTTGAAGCTTCAGTTGCTTGTCTACGTTCTTCTGCATCAGCTGCTTGAGCCTGAGCATAAACATAAGCTTGTTTTTGTATAGCTACTATTTTGCGAACCTTATGTTCTTCTATATCGGCTAACAGACGTTCGTACTTTTCTTCTAATTTAAGGAAAGGAAGTTCATCAGTATAGAACTTAATCATGTTCTTACGCATCTTTGCGATTTCTTCCGGAGAATACTTCTTTTCTTCTACCGGATTAACGTTGGTTTTGTTATTTGACATAATAAACTTTAATTAGTTATAAGGCAAATATAACTAATTAAAGTTTAAATATCAAATGTTTAATGAGATTATTCTAATTAAGTTATTCAGATTTATCATTAGGAATTAGTTCTTTGTCTTTCTGATTACTCACGGTCTCATTGTTCTTGGTTTCATCAGGTTTATTCAAATAATCAACAACAGCCTTTACAATTTCTGAAATATCGTCTTTATTCGTGATTATCTTTCCCGCCATGTTGGCTACGTTCTCGATCCTTACTTTGTCCTCTGCCTTTTCATATATACTTTTGATCTCGATCAAGCAAATACCTATTGCCCCTATCAGAGTCACTACTGGGAATATAGGCCAATGATAAGCGTAGTATTTCTCCAGGTACCACAATGAACTCATCTGCATTGCGTCTATGACTGTCAATGCGAGCATCACATTGTAGTAACTGGCGATCTTATCGATTGTCCTTTTAAACCCATAGGATGATCGAGCTATTCCATTCTTTTTGGCCTTCCGAACTCCACTCCATAAATCTGCCATAATGGCAAGCAGGACCATTAAATAGATCCCAAACGTAATCCACAGTGTCACGATTAATTTATCCATTGTTATATTCTTAAATTATTAATTAATACTTTTATTTTCAACTACCATAATTTTAAATTTCTTATTGCCATTAGACCGGGCATGTCTTTCTATGCTAATGAAATCTGGATACTACCAGTTTCTGCTAATGATAAATCTTTTACGAACATAAAATTAAACTTTGATTAAATTACTATCTTTGATCCTTAACTTAACTGTTGTTTCGATGAATATAAATCTGTATTGAACTCTAAAAGGGCATCAACCACTTCATGATACGCCCTTTGGAGGTTCCTTTTTTGATATTATACGATTAAAGTTGCTTTGAATTTATAATGCACGGTATAAGCACCCGCGTTATTATTGAGTTCTGTACG